TTCCTCCTTTCTTAGGCGCTTGTAACATAGACAATGTGCTGTTCTGCCGGGGTACCGGAGTAACTCCACACTGTCTTCCATCCACCGAGGAAGTACCAGGCAAGTCCCTGGTCACGTCCGAAGTCAATGGATACCTTCACACGAAGCTCTTCAGGAACTGCCACAGCCTCGTAGACCGAATCCGCACCGAAGAACACTGCAGCACCATGGGTGGAACCACTTCCGATGGTATTGGAGAAGTACCCGGTCTCTTCCACAAACCGGACATTGTAGTACTTACCAATCTCCCCGTTGAAGATGTTCTTTGCGAACTCAACCTGGTACTTGGAGACATCCACCCAGCCGCCAGCAGCGGTATCGGAGAACATCCCACTGAGACTCGAAGTGCTGGCGATGCAGATATACGACTGCCCGTCATACTTCGGAATCAGTTTCTTCTTCATGAAATCCACAACCTGACGCACGTTAGATCCCGTGAGATCCGCAGTTGCCGTCGCGGTTGCAGTTCCATTCGTTGTCATGACGACTGTGGAAGTGCTGGAACACACTGCAATGAAGTCAGTTGCAACAAACTGAGCCCCTGCAGCACTCTCCAGTGCCTTCACCATGTCATCCCGCAGGGACTGCTCAACAGCCGGTTCGATCATAATCTGACCGAGGGCTTCAAGCTTCCCGGTGTAGGGGACGCTGTTCGCGTACTCTACAATCACACCCGTACCCTGACCGACACTGAAGTTGGTCTGGGGGATGGTGTTCGTCTCACTGAGGACTGTACCCTGAGTTGAAACATTACCTCGCCGGTCAAACAGCCACGTGTCACCACGATTGCGTCCGACGGCTTCCTTCACATCTACGAACTGGCGGAACCGAAACTGGGGTTGAGCCGCTGCGCGCAGACGCTGAGTAAGGTAAGGCTGGCTTAGGTAGCCTCCAAGTGAGGAGGTACTGTATTGCTGACCTGCCACTTGTTTATCCTTTCATTACTTGTACACGCAGGTCCTCACGCCAGTCCTCGTCTTCGCATCCCATCAGCCGCACGGCGGGCAAAGTAATCATCGTTACTCTCCCCCTGCGGGATCTGTGAGTTGTTCTGGGGCACTTGGGTGTTTGAGACCTGTTGAGGGGTCATTGGGGTGGAACTCAGCACCTGACTGTTTCGGGTCAGGGCCTCGTCCTTGCCTGCAGCGCGGAACTGCAGACCGAGGTTTCGCAAGTTGACTACTTCATCCGCAACAGCCGCTTTGTACTCCCGCAGGAAATCCGCAGGGGTGTTAATCCTGCGTGCTGCCTGGGCGAGTTGTATACGTTCTGTAACAGGACCGTTCAGGTATCGTTCAAACTGGACTATGTCAGGATTGGTCTGGCGGACCTCCTGGAGATAGCGGTTGATTTCAGTTGTGACTGCGTTAGCAGCAGTAGCATCATTGTAGGCTTCCTGCTTCACACGCTGGAGTTCGGGTTGGATAGCGGCTTGCACACTCTGAGTTATGGCACGTTGGGCACCCTCAAAATCCCCACTGCGGATCTTCTCAACCCACTCAATATTGGATGGAGCAGGAGTGGATGTGGAAGAACCCTGAGGAGCGGACTGACGGAGTGCCTGGACTTCCTGCTGGAGGGCTGTCAGGGTGGTGAGGAACTCAGGTGGAAGTGTGACTGGAGCTGGTGTGGAAGGAGAGGGAGGTGCGTAGAGCCTCTGGTAGCGTTGTTCCGGGGTTTCATTTACCGGGACCTCAGGTGTGAGACCTCCTCCATTCACTGGTGCAACCTGAGTGGTTGCAATGACTGCTGCGTTGGGATCACCTGCAGCGGGGGTTGTGAGATTTGTTGACATAGACGAATCTTAGTTCCTTAAGTGGTTGTGAGTGAGATTCCTTCAGATTGGAGACTGATGAGAGCCCGTTCTCCGTCCTTCAGGATCTTCTCCATGAGATTACTGACGTATTGGATACCATACGCGATACCTGCGATTTGTTCCCGGGTCTTCCCAACCGGAAGGGAGGTCATTCCAATTGCTTCATTCACGAGGATTTGGGAGAAGGCCTGAACCTGGGATTGGAGACGGGGCTTGATTACATCCGTCCAGGCGATGTGCTGGAGGAGGTCTTGGGTGTCCTCAGCCTGTGCTGCTGCGATGAGACTGTCTCGGTGGGTCATGGAGTGCCTAGAAGAAGAAGTTTATTATTGGTTGTCGAGATTGGAGAGAATGCCCCTATCACCGGGATGCTGTTCTGGTTCCCGTATAACGTAGCTACAGTATCAGCGGTCAGCGCCACTCCGTTCCACCATTCCATTTCGTCTATTTGTCCATTCCAGAAGCTGGAATAGGCCGCCGAAAAATTAAGTGCGCCGTAAACCCAGTTCGAGGTTGTGACATTTGCCGCTGTGCTTGCAGAGTAGTTCGCACTCCCAGAAGATGTTCCATTTTTGTAAAGCGTTGCCGTCGTGCCGTCCCACGTTCCGCATGTGTGAACAAAAGAACCGGTGGCGATGTTTCCGGCTTCGGAAAACGTGATATTGGCGACGTTAGCCTTCGATGCCTCAATGGTCAGTTTGTTAGTGGCGCTTATGTAAATATCTCCCGCGAAGCTATTTGTGACCAGAAACGGCAGTGGTGTGAGGTTTATTCTGGCGCTTGGCAAGCTGGCGATCTTGAACCAGGCGCATACGCTAAATGTTGAAGTGTGGCCTATGGTTGCCAGCGGCGCTCCTGTTAACGTGACATACCCTGCTCCTCCGTCCGTAAGTCCCCCGTCGATTTGCCCTGCTGCAACGGTAGGAGATGTGCCACCCCCGCTCCCGTCGTTGGCATTCGATGTGAAGTCCTTGAAGCTGAGGGTCGTTCCGTCGGGAAGGTGGTGAGCGAGCTTAACTGGTGCGTCAAATTCAGATCCTACGGCCCCGCCCTGATATGTGTTCACCGCTGCATTGCCAATTGAGACGTAAATGTTCACGGCGGCCCCGGTAGTCAGAGACGGAATGAGCACCCATCCCCTGATGCGGCAATTCGTCGCGCTCACGGCGTCATAAGTTTCGATGCCCCAGCTATAGAAGCTGGTTCTAGCTGCGTCTGAGGTCAGAACAAAATCATCCGGCACGGTCACACCGACGCGAGTTGATGTGTTCTGAATCAGGCCACCGCCACCGTTTGCTGCCAGACACAACTTTGTGCCAACGCCCGTGAAGGTCTGGTGAATATTGGTCTGTGTGCTGCCGCTGGCCGCCGCGATTGAAACGGTGGCCTGTTGGGCATAGTCCGCGAAGCATGGCAGCGCCAGAAGCACCAATAGAAGCAGCCGTTTCATGCGAGGTCTTGGGTGGTTACTCCGGCGATGCCATTCCAGACTCCGCTGACTGCTGTATCGACTTGGGTATCAGTGGGAGTTCCAGTCAGCCCAGTCTCAATAGTTGCGTAGACGAATTGCGTTAAGTAAGAGGTTGGATTATTGAGTATTGACTTTGAAAGGGTATTGCGTTTCTGGTCCACAGTATTTCGTACTGTACGAGCCTCCGATGCGATGTTCACCGCTGCCTTAGTCATAGACATCTGTACCTGGTTCTGAAAGGCCGCATTGCCTGTAAGTGTGTAGTCTGCTGCGTAACTCATGAGGGGCTCCTATTTGTAAAGAATTGTAACGTACACACCAGTAGCTGCGTTGGTGTTGTCGGTGCTGCTTCCGCCGCCAGTCAAACAGAATCCAATCCCAGTTGAGTAGGCCTGGGCAACCTGCATGCGCGAGATACCTCCGCCATTCGCAGCTGCACCCAGGGCAGGGATTGTCTCGACGAACCCCGTCGCGCTGGAGCACGTTGGTGCGCTCGATAGGTTGTACATGCGGAGGAAGTAGTTCGTTGTAGTGGTATTGATGATGTAGATTCCGTAGACATTCCCCGCTGAACCCTTCACACTGGTTGAGTTAGTGGATGCCCCGGACTGAAGTGCAGAGGTACTAGCCGCATCTGTCGTCGTCGCCGTGGTTACGGGGATGACTTCACCGATGATCTTCGTGGTCTCAGGACTAAGTGTTGCATTAACTGCGAAGGCAGTATTATCGCTGGCAATTGTGACACGTTGGGAGCCTGTCCCGGTAGTGCCATTGCCCATAAGTGGTGTGACACCATTGATCTGCGCCTCGTTTACGGACTGGTTGGCAGGAAGAGCTACTGAGTCTGGGGTAACCAGAATCTTAGTCATTGAAGGAGCGCCCTGAACAGTAACCACACCGCACTTGGGAGTACCCGCAACCCCACACCCCGCAACAGTCTGCTGTGCATGGGCAGGTCGGGCAAGAAGAAGTCCCATCAGGATCAGCCCTCCTACCATCAGACCTGTCTTCACACGGTCACGGATTGTGGATTTATGTTCTACTTCCTGAAGGACAGCACGGGTTTGGTGTTCCCATCCGGCTGCGCGGGTTTGCAACCACTCCACCCGGGAGTCCAGTTGGTTCAGGCGGCTCTGGATTGGGAAGAGAGAGGAGGACAGTCCCTGAAGAAGCCGTTCCGTTCCGGCAGTCTGACCTGCCAGGAGACGTTCTGTGTCAGTTGTGGAGGAATGAAGAACCTCCTGGTGAAGATCCCGCTGAACCTGGCGGGTGTGAATTCCGTCTGTCAGAAGGGCGTTGGTGATTTGAAGGAATCTCTGATCCCGTGGATCGTCAGAAGCCGGAACACCCCCAACACCTATCCTGCCCGCACGAGGGTGAAGACAAATTGCATGAGAACGGAGATCCTCTAGTTCTTCTGGTGACATCTCAGGATGCTGCGCCTGCAATCGGGAAGTGACCTGGGAGAATTCTTGTTCTGAGACTTCCACAGGTTGAACATCCGGCATCTCCAGAAGGAGTCGTGCTGACGGGGAGACTATCATGCTTGTTCATCCTGGGTGAAGGTAGTGGATCCGGAGGAGGGGAGTTGGACGTAGCCGAGAGTCACCCCGGCTGCCCACTGCTGGCGGAAGGGGGCAGTGAAGGTGTAAGAACGTCCGAATCCATATGTTGTAGCTGTGTCACCTGAAGTGGGGCGTTTGATATTGAATTGCACAGTTGGGTAGTTTGAGACTCCGTTGTCTTCCTGGATTGTGACACTGGAACAGACTGTCTGAGTGACAATTGCAACAGGTGTGACATCAGTGACTGTCAGATGGAGAGTCTTTCCCAGTCCTGTTGCAGCAGTGGTAGTAGTGGAGATATCCGCAGCGACGTAGACTTTGAGCGCCCCGGTTGTGGGATCCATCAGGACATTCGCAAGAGTGCCCTGGGTGTAGTTGGGATTGGAGGACTGAGGTACTGCAACATGCTGGGCGAGATTGACATCAGGCATGGGTTATTGACCACCTCCCTGCGGGGGTTGACTTGCCTGCTGCTTCTGCTGGATGTGGTGTTGGAGGACCTGTTGAGCCATCTGACCTTGCTGGTCACCCTGCTGCATGGCCATCTCATGTTGTTGCTGAGCAGCAGTCATTGCAGCCTGTTGCTGGTTCAACTCCTTATCGTGTTGCATCTGCTGCAGAGACATCGTGTGGTCCAGAATGTTATTTGGATCGAGAGGTGGACTCTGGGCAGGTGGGGACTGACCGGCCTGGATTGCCTGGAGGAGTTGTGGGAGCATTTCCTGGGAGGCAGCAGCGACTTTCTTGGCATCCGCAGTTGCAGGATCAGCAATGATATCTTCAATATCGTGGATGTGGGGACGGAAGGATTCAAGTATCCGGCGTAGAAGTGCATCTTCATTCACGTACGGGAGCCAGGCCTGGGGGTTCTGCCCGATGAGATTCATGAATTGGACGAGATTCTGGAGCATCTCAGATTTCATGATCTGACCTGTGACACCTGAGACTCTCACCAGGTAGTCACCGGAGATCATCTCAGTGATTTCTTCCCGTGTCATACCCTTCAGAGTGTCTGCGCCGACACCGAGGATGGAGGCTACTCTGGGGTCATTGGCGGTATCAATGAATTGGAAGAGCAGATCCATTGCCATTGTGACCATGGGTTCGATAGCATCTTTCTCAATATCCGCTGCGAGGCCGCCCATGAAACTCTCACTCTGCTGACTTGTTAGTTGGCTCTCTGTGGCTGTTTGCTGGCCCCTCCATCGTGGGAGACCTTCAGCAATGTCAGAGATCATTGCGCCTTCCTGATGACTACGCTCTAGTGCTGCCCAGGTCTGCACTGCGCCACTCGATACATCATTGAACTGGACAGGACGGATTGCTTCCGTGCCGACGTGAGCGAGGTTCTTCCGGAGGATCTTCCCGGGAGTCATACCGGTTTCCAGGTCCTCGGGATTCTCCAGGGTTTCAGGAGCCACCTCGAAGATTGGTAGCAACCGAAACACAAGTGTGTCTACACTTAGGTTAGCGAGTTGACTTAGGGCTTTGTCTATAAATCGGACCATCTCCACAAGTCCAACACCTTCGGTACGGAATGGGAGGTTCAGAGGCGAGAATGCAATGTAAGGGCTCTTCTTATGCATGAAGGGGTTCTTCTGCATAAGGAGGATTGTGGTGTCATTAGCCAGCACCACATGCGCGTGTTCTTCAATGATCTTACCATCCCACACAAGAGGACCGTAGTACTCAGTGATGGTGATTGTGGCGGTATCGGAATTGGGGCCATTGTTGGTATTGACTGTCTCCGAGAAGCGCATGTTGGACATCTTGTACCGCTCATCAATGCGCTTGGGCTGGAGTTGCTTCACTTTCTCCATCGGGAAGACTCCCGCCTCAGCCATTCGGATTAATTCCCACTTCGGGACTTCAACATCTTCAATTGTTCCGACCCAGCGGTTCAATTTGGAACCCGGGAGCCAGTAGAAATTGTAGGGATCCACCGCACGCAGGAACAGACGACCTTCCAGTATCTCTTCCTGAATCATCTGCTTCTGGGGAACCATCAGGTAAGAAGGAGGTGCACTGTCGGAACCAGGAATGCCCTGCATTCCCATTGGGTTCAGGCCCTCTTGGGGAAGTTGATTGGGATAGAGACTGGCATCCTGGGTCTTGTACTGGAACCGACCCTGTCCGAAGGTGGGTGGGGCAACACGGGGATTGGGTTCAGTGCCCAGTAGTGCAGGTCCACCCGGAGCATCAGCCCCGCCAGGAGGAGTACCAGGGGTCGTTTGCTGCCCTGTGATATGACTTAGAAGATGGGCAGGATTGAGTGGAACCATTCGGGTCTCAACCCGGACCTGCTTCCGGGGGACCTGACCCCACCAGAGTTTCCAGACACCCAGTCCCCCAATAAATGCACTCTCCAAACCTGTTGAGAACTCATGGAGGAAGTGAGCCTTACCCATGAAGTGCTTCGTGAGGTCAGTCATCTGCTCGGCACGGAGGGTTGTGACGAGATCATCAGGGTTGACTGACTCAATATCCCAGGGTTTCTTCGCAGCTGAGAGGAGGCGTTTGATGGTGTTAGTAGCCATCTTCACGGATGTGAAGGTCTTAGGCAGGACAATCTTTGATTGCCAGTCCTGCTTCATACTAAAGTCGTCTTCTCCACGGTAGAGTTTCCAGCAATCATCCCAGATATTCCGGCGCTGGATGAAGGAGGAGCGGAGTTGCTGCCGCCACGTCACAATGTACTGAGCAATCTTCGCTTCCATCACATTGGGCGCGAGTCCCCCGCCTGCGGAGTTCTCCAGTGTGAGTTCTATAGGAGTCGCGTGCTCGAAGTTGATGATTGCCATAGATAGGAGACGGCCTTATTGGGTGGGGGGATTGGACTGGGAACGCGACTGAGCGAGACTTGAACGGTAGAGGGCACTGGCTGCTGCACCCAGACCCACGTCGATTGGAGGAAGCCCGAAATTATTTCCTCCAGTTGGGGAACTCAGAGGACTCTGTGTGTAAGGACTAACTGGATTCTGTGCCACTAGTAGACTAGTTCCCTCGGGCGCATCTGGGTAGACCCAGTCCCACCCCATCCATATCCCGCAACCAGACTCGGTAGCTTGAGAGTACGGGGTTTAGACTTCGCGGCTCCACTATTCATGAAGTACTTACAATCATCCAGGGCATGGTTCTTCCTGTCAATCAGGGCCTCACGGTAGTTCTGGGTCTCCAGTTGCCGGTCACTCATGGTTATGTATGTTGCCTGTTCAAATTCATCCAGCATGTGAGGGCAGGTCTCCAGAATGCGGAATGTAATCTCCGGCCCGCACCAGTGCTTCGCCATGAGACTGAGCCATCCCTGTTCATCTGTCACGCCCGGAACCCATTTCGTAATTCCCAGTGCCTCAAACTGAGCCCGTACACTCGTGACATCCCCGTTCATGGCCCGCTGCTTCAGACTCCCGATATCCGGATCACAGACAATGTACCGGATCTGCGGCCAGTAGGGACAGGCCTTCAACGTCTGAGAGAATGTAATGATATTCCGGCAGGGTTCATACAATTCCCAAATCGCCCAGGTCACCCCATCCACAACTGTGTAGACGTGGAAGGAGGAGGGGTTCTTTGCACCGTAGTCAAATCCACCCCACATCGGGATGTCGAGGGGCCACTTCCCGTCCAGGTAGGGACCCTCTCTGAAGACTATCTCACTTCTCCTACTGACGATTTCAGGGAAGGCCCTCTCCCCCTGATGAGCGGAGTAGTTAATATTGAATTCCTGCTCCCACTGGGCAGCGGACATACCGCGCTTCGAAGCAGCAATCCAGTCTTCAGATCTCTTCCGGGGATCGGCTGTGAAGTGGAGTCGGGCAATTGTGAATCCGTTCTTATCATTGGTCCAGATACGGAGCCCTTCAGATTCATGAAGTTGCTTCGGCACGTGCCACGCCTGTCTTCATCGGGATTCCAAATACCATATGTGCAACTGTGTATCCGAATGTGTTGGCTGTCTTCCCGTTGAAGTTCCTCTCATTCCAGAATGGGAATTCCTGGATGTACGTATTATACCCCAGTCTCTCCATCAGTGCCGGAGTGGAAGGTTCTCCTTCAACCAGGACTGTATCGCGTTCCATAAACAGGAGGGAGCGTGTGCGGGACAGTGTCTCCAGACCTCCTGCAATTACATGAGGTTCCATCCCCTCGACATCAGCCTTCAGGAGATCCAATCTCTCCAACTGGAGACTGTCCAGGGTTATCATTCGGGTCTCTGCGTCTCCTTCAGGATCACCCATCTGGGTGGAACCCGGGGAGTTATCCTGCGGAGTGGAGCGGTATTTCAGTGTCTGGAGTTTATCTCCCAGTGCACAGGGGAAGACAGTCACATTAGTGCATCCGTTCACCCGGAGATTGTGTTCCAGGATCTCACGGATTTCATCCTGCGGTTCAAACGCGTAGAGAGTTCTGCAGCACCGGGAGAGGGGGATTGTGATATCTCCAATATAAGCACCGGCTTCCACAACTACACCGTCTAACCGGCCTGCGGATTTAATTCCCAGGACCTGCTGGAGGAATGTGACTTCTGCTTCAGAATGCTCACCAAGTTCAATGAGGGAACGACTGACCCACTTATCATCCCGAATGACCCGCATGGGACCGTAGCGGGTCTGGATGTCCATTGTCTCCAGTTTCAAGCTGAGGCCTCCTGATGGAAGGTGAGGCGGTCCTGGAGGAGGGAGATACGAAGTGCGGAGCGGTTCTGGATCTGAGAAGAAGTAATGAGATTCACAACAGGCCTCATCACGAGTCTCTCCAGTGTCCGTTTCAGGAACCGTGCCCCATATCTGTCATCCCGGCCCTGAGTGAGAAGGAACTCCTTCGCTTCAGGAGAGAAGAGGATTATGAATTGGGGGATTCGGCCCTGCCCCAGGGAGGCCTGGAGGATTCGGTTCTGGATCTGTCCCAGTTCCAATTCGAGGATCTGTTCCAATTCAACTTGTCCCAGCGGACGGAAGACAATCACGTGGTCTAGTCTGTTAATGAATTCAGGAGTGAATTTCCTCCGTGCAGCAGCTACCCCAGCCTTCTCCATCTCATCTTCCGGAGAGGAGGAGACTGGTGTGAATCCGAGCCGGGGATTCAATACGGAGGAGATCTCCTTCGAACCGAGATTGGATGTGAGGAAGATCATAGCTCGGGAGAAATCCACAACCCGGTTATCCCCCAGAGTCAGATTGGCCTTGTCAGTGATTCCCAACAGAAGATTCCATAGAGTATCAGAAGCCTTCTCTACCTCATCAAATAGTATAAATGAGATCTGACAATGCGGAGTGTGGTACTTGTTCAGGTTCTCCTGATTCAGAGCTGCATGGGTCTCACGATGTCCGAGATACCCGGGAGGTGATCCAACCAGTTTCGCAATCTCATGTCCATGCTGATACTCACCGCAATTGATCTTCAGGACAGCCTGAGGAGTTCCTACAAGAAGTTGTGCGAGAGCCTCTACGAGACGAGTCTTCCCGGTGCCGGTTGGACCGAGGAACAGGAAGGATGCGAGGGGGCGGCCTGGAGCCTCCAGTCCTGCTTCCTGGATCTGGTATGCATCCACAACTTTCCTCACAGCATCATCTTGCCCCACAACGAGCTGAGACAGATCCCTGTAGAGTGCATCTGCATCCACTCCGCAACGGGTTGGGTCGAGTTCAGTCATCAGTGAGATCCCGGCAGACGGATTCGAACCAGGATCGGTTGGCGCTGGAGATTGCACTGTAGTTTCCACCCTGCATGATGGCGGGTTTGATTGCTGCGAAGGTTGCTCCGGCTTCCTGCTGGAACGCCGCTTCGTCTGCGAAGATCCGGGAGGGGTGGAACTGACGGATTTGGTCGGCTCCCTGAGGGAGTCCGAGGATTTCTGATTGCTGGAGCGGGAAATAGAGTTCTCCGGACTTCGTGGTGCCTTTGGAGTAGTTTGCAGGTCCAATCGCGGACTTGAGGAAGCGAGGTGTGTTTTCATATATGCAATGACTGCGTTGTACTAGTTCCAGAGTCTTAAACGCATCCTCACTCTGAAGGATTTCCTGGCGACCCTTGTGGAACATCGCATCCCAGGTGTGAAGTGCAATCATCAGCCAGGTTGCAGACATGTCCCTGGACTTCTCAATTGCGAAGTACTGGGAGGAGTGCCAGGCATGGATCAGGGGTTCCATGTACCCGAACATCGGAAATTGCCGGATGGCCGGGAATCTCGTGAAGACTTCCCGGAGACGATGCAGAGAAGGATGTTCCTCCTTGTGCATGATCTCAAGGTGGTCTACACGCTTCTCCTCATTGGCTTCCAATCCGCAGAGGTTGCATTCATAGATTCCGTGCGGGTCCTTAGTGAAGACATATGGAACTCCCCGGGGCCACTGATCAGTGCGGACATGCCGGGAAGCATCAATCCAATAGAGAGGGTCCTCAGCACACTTCTCAAATTCCTGCTGACCAATCACCTCCATGACCTTCTCGCGCTGGCGACGGGGGAGCCGGAAGACTGCCTTCAGGAGTTCAGAGGTTAGTTCAAATCCCACCGGAGGCCTTCTGATGCGCCTCGCTGAGTGTTATACGTCTATCCCAGAACGGGCGTTCCACAAGGGAGGCAGCAGCATCTGTGGCAATTGCCAGAGCGCCTTCAATGTCGTATCCACGGACTGCGGCCCAGGTGAAGGCAGCGATCACGGCATCTCCGGCACCACAGACGTTCTGGACCCGGGTGGCGATGGATTTGAATCCCCCTCGTTGCTTTCCGTATCGCAGGTATTCCATCCCCCGCTCACCCATCTTATGAACGACAGACTGCATCCAATCATAGTGGGAGTGCCAGCGGAGATATTCAGGGTTATTCGGGAAGAGAGTGACTGGGGCTCCAATCCATCGGAACGGATCTCCCTTCGTGTCTACGAAGAGTGGGATACCCGCATCTGCGTACTGGAGGAGACGGGAGCAGATCTGGGGGGAGATTGCACCCTTCCCGTAGTCACAGATTATGAATGCTGTGGGGATAGGGAGATTCTCCTCCAGTCGAAGGAGTTCTTCCATTGTGAGGGGGTTGCACCAGTCTCGTTCATCCCACCGTGCGATTTGAGTTGCACCAGTGATGTCATTATCCACCGGGGATCTCTGCAGACTCATCAGGCGGTTCTTCACGGGAACGTTTCCGACGGGGGATATCAGGAGGGAGATGTCCACTCCACCCAGATCCTCCAATAACTTCACGACATTTCCGGCCATTCCCGGAAAGTCCCTCGTGACAGTACCCCGGATGACTGGAACCGGGGCTTCGGCACTGATACCCTGGTCGTCACCGATCCAGTACTTATCCACACAGGTGTCACCAATCACTGCAATTCGGGGATGCATCAAACTCCACCTTCCATCAGACGGGCCAGAATCTTCGCACCGTCTTCTTCATCTACGGGTTTAGTATCGGAGGGTTTCGCACTGGCTACAAACGGCTTAACCATATCTGAAATCCCACGCCTGATGAGTTCCATGTACTTAGCCAGTGAATCCGGATCCAGACTATCATCCTTTAGTCTGGCCTCCACCACCTCCCGCATGCTCTTGTAGAGACGGAGGTGGGCCATCAACTCCTGTTTGAGGAGGGATTCGGGTGTGGTTTCACCGGGAGGTCGTCCGCGTCTGGGGGTTTCTATAGTAGGAGTCATGCCTGTACTTTCAGGGCCTCACTGACTAGAGTGGTGTCGGGCATTCCTAATCCCTTAGTTAGACTAGTCAGGTATGCTTCTGTGGGATTGCCATCTGCGGGAGGGGCATAGGTGTAGGCAAGTTGTCGCAGAGTGAATCCCCTGTGTGCATAGAGTTCGAGCTGGCGCTCAAGGTCTGCCCATCCATCTTCGACTGTATCAACTGTGCCAATGTCATTTGGTCCGTTGGGGTGTTGTTCATGGGGGCCATGGCGGAGATCGCCGGGGTTATTACGGACTGTAGGGATTGCACCCGGAATTCCAAATCCTTCATTGAGAGCTATCAACTGTGCAAGACGTGTCATTGTCTTCCAGGGGTCTCAGCCCGTTGTTCCCACCGGGGATCACCAGGGGTGTCCTTGCTCCAACTCATAGTCCGTTTACCATCGTAACCAAGGAACAGTGGTTCAGCGGAATCCCACTCATCCGAGGAGATCAGGAGGCCAATCTTCCTCTGCAGACCCTTATGGACTCCCAGTTCCAGGACTTCCCCATTCATTGGTACTGCCCCATCTGTGTAGTGAACCAGGAGCTGCAGGAGATCCTGAGGGGTGAAGAAGTATTCCTTCATAGCCATTATCGTGTCACCATGAAGGTCCGCTGGAGATCAAACCGGATCTCCTCAGGAGGTTCGTGTTCCCGTAGTGAAGGGCTACTTACCCGGAGACACATACGCTTCGCGGCCTGATTGAACAGGAGTGTATCACACACCGCATCCTCAGGGAAGCCGGTGAATCTGGCGTAGTCCCTGAAGAGACGGCATATGTCATCAATACCTATAATTACCCTGCGAGTCTTCATTGAGGACTAGTAATTTGTTCCCTTCCCCTCAACCCGGAACTGATCCGTCGGAGCAACCTGTCCGTAACCGAAGTTCGGGCCGGTCCTCTTAGGGAGGGGTTTCGAGGCCAGTTCCTGACAGGTATCACCAATCAGGGCCATGTCTGAAGCGACAGGATTCTCCACACCGCGTTGTTTGTCTGCCATAATTCAATTCTCCTTATTCTGTCTGCTGCCACAACCCGTGGCCGGGATGTGACTACGAACCGTAAATTCTCACACCGTTGGATGTGAATTCACTATCAGCACTGGAACTGTACT